TGCAAACCCCTGGCCCACACCAATTGGTGTGTTAACTCATCGCCAACGCCGTACTAGCATGCTAGTACGACGTTTCGTGTACAAACGGACTGAAAAAGGAGAAGAATCTTCTCCCATGATCCTAACGTCAGTAAACTTCCAAGGAAGGCTTTGCGACTTCGATTCTGTGAAGAATCTCAGTAGCATCGACCAACCAGGAATTTCCTGAGATACGCTAGGCGTCTTGAGATCGTAAACATAATATTGAACTTTTTGAAGGTTCTTGTTATATCTACGACGACAAGGCAACATGTATTCAGGTACTTCATACAACGAGGGACATGGAAGATCCATGTCTTTACTCGGTATGCGACCATAAACATGGTGTAGCATATCTACGATTGTATCGTAGACTGTATAGTACTTCCTCTCCCACATGGAATTCGCATAAGCGATCCATGAGGTATAGGATGCCGGACTGGGTGTTGATGACCAGACTGTTCGAAAACGAACAGGAGTGACTGGAACGCCTTTAAAAGCGTCCATGCCACATGACTCTCTAAAGAGTCCACTGGTGCAACTCTTGTCTCTGTTGACCTTTAGGCCAAAGAGCTCGAGTCGTTCGATCGCATTCGCGGCGTAAGCCGTAGGGACGATCACATCATCACCGTACACATGGATACTCTCACGAGTATCTGCGTCGGGTGGAACGGCGGAGAGAAGGGCCCACACTGTAAGAGCCAATATAGGAAAGCATAAAGCTGACCCCATTGGCGCGAACTTTGTGAGCTTGACAACTTCTCCCGTAGGTAACACCGTTGATGAAGTCCTGCAGCATTCCAGTATGTCACAAATGTGACTTGGAAATAGCAGGCGAACTAGATCAAGTGAAACGCGATCAGAGGCCTCATTGAGGTCGAGAGTCGCGTACTCACCCCGTTTGGACCCTTGAAGGGCACCAACCTGGTTGGGTACTTGATCTGTGAAGAATACGTTAAACTTTGTCAAGTTTAGCGATTCAACATGCTGGACAATCTTCGTCATAATACCTTGTTGAATCCATTGATAATCAACGGGTTCACATGATATTAAACGAGGACCGCGTGAATCTTTCGGTACGAGTATAACTCGTGCCGGAAGATCGTGATCTGTCAACTTATTCAAGTTAGACAGTTCGTCACAGAAGTGCCCAAGTGACGCGTAGAAATACGCGTCAAGAGGGAACACTTTCGTGATGTTCTTGCTGATGTTAGTCCAAAGATACTTCTCAGATAGACGCTGCTTGGTAGCAACGGCTCCTGGTCCGTGTCGAGGGGTAATATCAGTGAGGTCAAGTCCGGAAAATACTCTTGCGAGTAGAATCCGTGCTTCGCGGGCTATTACTTCGGGAGAAGGCGCTTTAGAGCGGCTTCGCCGAGTTTGATAGCTACGTTCGGTATCGCAGTGCAGAGCACGTAGATTGACCGACCGAGCCAGTAAGTCATCTTCTGTCTTTTTAAAGGCAGCGATGACGGCTTGTTCTTGTTCATCAGTATATGGAAGTTCGTACTTGTAAAACAAGTAACAGACTTCACGTATGTGACGGACGCATTCTACGCACGGGTCCTGAAGGACCGTGCCGTCTGGGTGAAGTACACAATTAAATAACTCACCGAGAAACCTCGGAAGTTTACTATCAGGTTGTGCTTGGAAGCACAAATTGGTAGCGTTTAATGGTGTATGTTCAGAAAGGGCCTTATCAAAGGCCTTGCCGAGACGGGGTAAGGTTTTCGTTAGAAAACCTATACCTTCAGAGCGGACCCTCGAGTCAACCTTTTTTAAGGTCAGCTTGAGTGCCCGTGTGTTAAACACAACTCCATGCAGCATGTGAATGCTGCGGAGTAGTGCAGCGATGAGCTTATGTTCATCTAGGCTTTTCTTGGGTACCATAAGGTATCCCTCCTAAAGCTTATGCAATACACCGCAGTCCATTAACGTGCTATCTGTTCGTCAACATAATATGAATAACATACTACGCGAGAGTCTCTTTAAGTCCATCCCTAACGGGCAGAAAAGAATGAAAGACGAAGTCTATTCATTCCAAACTGTCCTAGTTAAGGTGGATGGAGGAGACTACTTAAGTCCTGAAGTGGATCTGGATACGTATATCGGTAGCAACCTACAACTAGTCAAAGTATACGTCTTTGTTCAAGACGTTGACGGAGACATAGTCATAGAAGTGCTGGACCAAGGTACGCCATTTTCCACTTACATTCCTTAAGTACAAACAAATAGTGTTACCTTCGCAGGTAACAAAGAACACTCCGAAACGAAATTCCCTATCAAAGGGAACCAGCCAGGAGTGCCGCAGCGCCGTTGCCAGTGCCATCGTACAAGATCGTTGTCGTAGCGCCTAAAGAAGCGCAGAACGAGATCAAGTTAGCGATGACATTTGCAGGTTCCGCCATGGTTTCGAGCGCACCGATAGGTGCGTCCAGAACCGTATAGGCGGAGATAGTCACAGGTGTGACGTCGTCGACAGGCGAGATGACAGTTTTGTCAACTCGGACTACCGAACGGCGTCGCATCTTAAGACCACTTCCAGTCTCCGCATGAGCAATGCTAATGCGGTGTGGAAGCGACGGGCTTTCTCCGATAACGGAGAAGATCGTCGTACGGCCCAGGGTAGACAGGCGACTGAACTCTTGTTCAGTCCCTGCCGAGTTCTTCACTTCATTGGTGTTTAGTGTATTACTAAGCATACTTTGTTGTACTATTAACGTTTGCGGCGCCTACGTCGTGATAACACGAGAGCGGCACCAAGACTGAATTCTTTTGGATTCAGCCCGCCCGATATTATCGAGCTCGTCGAAGGTAGTCCCGAGACACGGCGATAAGCCGTTTCCCTGACTACTGACGCGGGTATATGTCCTACATTAGGGATACCGAGGGAATTGCGACCTAGTTGGTACCAGGTTACAATTCTACGGTCCCTTTTTATAGACCATAAGAACCGACGTATGTTGACCTTAGGCTCCATGTTAGCTATCGTGAATTGATCTAAGTATCGGCCAACGCCGAATACCCAGTCAACAACGAATGACCAGGGCAAGGCATTCCAGATAATCGAGGGGTTAAGGTTAATCCCAAGAGCATCAAGAGTGCCGAGCAATCGAGCATGCTCGATCTGGTATTGAGTAAAACTAAAGTTATACTCAATCATAGCATGGAACTTAGAAGGCTCTGAATAAACTTGTCTAAACGATTCGCAAGTGCCTACAACCGGGGGATAGGACTGGAAAGTACTTCCAGAACCTCCCATGGTATAAGCGCCTGTGGCATCGTAAGGACTAGCTAATTCATTAAGATCGCACGAATAGTGCTTTCTTTGAGTCTTCGCAGAACGAGTAATCAGGTCGTTTACACGACGTTCTACTCGTGACAAAGCGGTATAAATACCGCTAATGTCGGATAGTAGCGGATCGATGTTGAAACTCTTTTGGAGATAAACATCGGACGCTACTCGGAGGAGTTCACGGATTGTCTTGTTACCTCGCACCTTAAAAGATGCGAGATACTTGGCAACACCCGTGACTGTACCCTTGATCGAGGTGATGTCTTTGAGCTCAATGAGCGAATTGACACCACTTAACTCTGATCGAATTGAAGGCAGCATGCTTACCAAAGCACGCTGCTTCAATGCTTCAAGCTCGACAGGAGCACTTATAAAGTGCCCGTCAGCTTGTGGCGAGTATAGCACAGATAACCCTGCAGTAGGGTTATCTGCTCCACCGAAGCCACGGAACCCGAACACCTGATCTTTATGGTAACCAACCATATAAGAAGTGTTCGTATCAAGTCCGAACCCGCCCCAGTTAAGGGTAGGGTGAGGGACCTGCGTCACACCACTGGTAAGTTCGCAAACACGTTTATAGTGTTCGAAATCTTTCCATTGGTTGTGACTTCCTTCGGAGTTAGGAGTATACGCTTCGAAGAGCTTCGTTAGAGGCTCGACAGAAGACGGTATACTACTATTGGTGACTGGATCATAGAGGAAGTTAAAGTTATCACGCTTAACAGCGTGGAACTCAACTACTTCTGTTGACCAGCCTCGAAGAGGTATGGTTCTCGTGGATTCTGGCATACGCGTGGAGTTAAACGTAGTTTAACATAGAGGCATCACCCAACAGGGGTG